GGCGTGTGAAACAGCTGAATCTCTTAATAGTGCTGTATCAAGAAAAGCCTCATTGGCAACCATATTGAGATAGTAAGCATTATAGTGAGTATTATAAGCTAAAATATCCAATAGAATGTTTAAACCTGCACCATCAAAATCATAGTCTGTAAATTCTGATTGTTGATTTAGAAATGTTTTTAAGTTTGATTTTATAGTGTCAAAATCAAGTTCTGATATTCTTAAACGGTCTGCCATGTTATCTTATTCGCTCTAGGAAAAAATTAATCGTAATTGGGTTTGGATTGTTAATCACAAAAAATTCTAGTTCAACTTTAAAACCATTGTTATCTGGATCTGGTGATACGGTCACTTTAGATGTTTGGACACGAGGTTCAAAGTTATCAATTGTTTCGGTGATTTCTCTTTCAATTTGTGCGCCTGTTATTGGATCCACATTTTCAAATAAAAGTCGGCGTATATTACTACCAATCTCTGGTTGAAATAATCTTTCATAATGGTTAGTTAAAATTAAGTTTTTAACCGCATTGGTAATCGCATATTCATTCTTATGCGTATTGATGTCTTTCTTAACTGGATGAATAGTAAAATTCAAATCCAAATCTTTGAAAGACCTTGCGTTATCTATATCTACTGTAGCCATATTCTATTTATTCTACTTCGGAAGCGGAATTAACATCCGAGCAATCTGTTCCGCCGGTTCTTGTATCACCAGGACATGAGAAGTCCGTTCTGCCAGATTGTCTTCTTTCATAGAAATTGCCGCCAATCCAACGATGATAATCACCATTATGTCTTATATGTGAATCGCCCTTGATGGTTTCAGTTTTGCTGCCTACATTCACATTAAAGGCTCCGCCCACGGTAAGATTAAGATTACCGGCAACCTTCCAATTTACATTACTATCCACGAATAAATTAACGTTGCCTTGAACATAAACTGAATCATTACCAATAATGACGCTGAACTTATCTTTTTGTATGCGTTCAGCGCGGTCTCCAGCGGGTCCATATTCAACATATGAACCTGACCGATGGTACAAGTGTATTCTTTCATTGTCTTTTGTGTCATCAAACTCTAGGGCGTGTCCTGATTCACTTTCATATACATTGTTATATGGGTATTTGGCATTATAATATGGGTCTGGTTCTACCCGTGAGGCTTTCTTTGCCTTTTTTTGTGACACGATAGAATCATCTATGTTTTCGTTTCTTGCCAAGCGTGAAGTTGTTGGTTCATCAAGTTTTCTTGGATAAACTATTTGTGTTTCATTTGGTTTAACTGGTGCAGAGGTAAGAGCATCACCTGACCTTGGATCCGAGAAAGCCTCTTGTGGGTTGCCTTCTTTTAATGGAATGCTTGGAAATACACCAATCATAACGGGTTCTTGTGCATTTTCACCATCAACGAAGAATCCAAAAACCATGTCACCTTCTTTTGGCGCATATGGATGGGGATTGTTTGTAGGAAGACTAGGCATAGCCCATGGTAAATTTTCGGTTGGCAACTTCATCTTATCGTCAGCGTGCCAACCCACACACCTTACACGGCAACGACCAAGTTTTAATGGATCTTGACGATTTTCAACAACACCTACCCACCAAGTGAATCCATTTTTACCAGCAAAATCTTTATTTTCATTTTTCATTAGATATAGGTCATCAATTTATTATTTTGTTCAGAATGGCTTGTAATATTATGTTGATTATTAGTAGAACTAGAAACCATTTCAACAATCGTTTCGTGTTTATTATAACCAATAACATGTCTTGTGGCCACTATAAGATATTTGCCATTTAAACTAGGGTCTTCATTTGAATCACCCTTCTCTTTAATTGCATAAACCGGCGCTGAGAAATTTACATTAAAACCAGAAGATAGTTGAAAATTACCAGGCATAACAACTTTTATTCTTTTATTCGTTAAATTTTTAAAAATTGCTTTTCTTTGAAACATATAATTTTCATAACCTTCGTCTTTTGAAATTGATGTTGGGTCATTTTGTTTAATATATTCTGAAAATTTTCTGGCGGTGCTAAAAAAACTTAAAACTTTACGAGCATCAAAAGAGGTGTCATTAAATTTATTATCTCTATTTTGAATAGCTGAATAATTTGGTTTTATATTACCGTGTTTCATACTTGAATAATGGTCATTGTAGGTAATATTTCGTGTAGCGAAAGTTCTAGTTACAGGATCAAAACCAATAAATTTACCAGCATTAACACCACTTCTAGTTTTCTCAATAGAATCGTTTTGTGATATTACTTCAAAACTACGAGCAATACTTATTTGTCTAATAGAATTGCTTTGTGATAGATTTTGTGGATCAAATTTAATATCTAAAATCTGTTCTTGTGTTAAAAGTGTGGACAATGAAACAAAATTATAACCAATAAGATTTTTAAAAAAAACATAATTCGGTGAGTTTTGATTATCTAAGGCTCTTTTGGCGCACCATTTAATTGCATCTAGTGGTGTTAAATTAGGTATGATTACATTACGAACACCTGAAGTTTCTTCGTGAATACCATTTAATTGACTTTTTGGAACTTTAAGATAGTCGTCTAATATTTTTCTAACAATTGTTGAATAGCTTGCTTCATAGTTTTGATTTACTTTTTGTTGGTCAGAATACATAAGTTCATCAGACACAAAATTAAGAACATAAGATTCACTACTTTGGTTTTTGTTTCTACGATTTGTTTGTTTATAAATTCTATATGCTTTTTTAATGCGAAAATTTTCAGAATCGTTATCTTTAGCGATATCAATTAAAATAACTTCTGATCCGTCAAATAAAAGTTTAGATGATAACCCAAAAGAATCGGTAATTAATATGTTACCACTCATCACAGGCATGAACAAAGAATCATAAATGTTTAACTCAATAAAAAGATTAGTAATATCAAAAGAACCAATTTTTGATACAATTGTTATTTCATTAATTTTAAACTGTGAGGCGTCTTTTACTGTTAAACTCATAAGTTAATCGCCTCTAATCACGCGCCTAAATTCTTTTTCTACTTCCGGAACAAATTCTTTTTTGAGTAGATTGATTTCTCGTTTAGCTTCATTTTCTTCCACTTCATAATCATAATAGGTTTGTTTTTCTTTTGAAATAGTTTCGGTAACAACTGCACCACTATTTAAAGTATAAGATGTTGTTGAAGCCGCTACATTTGCATATGTATTAGCATCTACTTGAAATTTTTCTGTAATGATTGTGCTATCAGAAGCGGTTCGTGTAATAATTTTATAATAATTTTTAGTGTTGTTGGTGCTCTTGGCCCATTGAATACCAGAAACGGGTGTAGTGTTAGCTACACCATTGGCTGTGTATTTGTTATCAATAAAAGATATTAGAGTGTTATTATTTAAAGGCCAATCGTATTGTGGATCAATAATATCATTGAATAATAATACAATCCAATGCCTCTCAGGACTATCATAAAATTTAGTAGCAATAATTTCTGGCGTATCTGAATCTTTAACTGAATATTTGTAAAAAGCTGCTGAATTTTCTTTTAACTTTTTTTCAAAACCAAAACGAGCAACAATATTAGTGACAGAATCAAGACCTGTTGTTTTTGTGTTGCTTGTATAAAATGTTTTTGGATAGTAATTAAATAATTTTGCCATTTTGCTTATTTTTCTATATTAATATGGATATTTTAATGTAGGCAAATCTTTTCTAAAGTCAGCTTTAGTAAGATATGTGATTTCTTTAAAGTTAAGTGTCATTTGAATTGCTACCGGCATACCAGTTCTACCTAACGTTGGTTTATTTTCACCAGGAACTTCATAAGCTGAAAACCCACTAGGAGCATAATTCACTTGAATTCTTTCCAACACACATTGACCAATTTGTGGAATGTTTGGATTTTCTGATCCGCCATAATAGAATGATAAATCAAACTCTGAAGGAGGAATTAATAATCCATCATTTTGACCAGAATCATTTAAACTTAAATCTGGTGCCTGATGATAACGTAATCTTTCAATTAGTTTTTGAACCTCTTCACCTTCAGCTTCGGACCTAGGATAAAATAGAAAATCAAATTGAAAACTTCTAAAGTCTGGAGCTGAATACAACATTTCAAGCATAGGATTTAAAACTTTACCTGTAGCACCAAATAATCCTAATCTT